AAGGACCTGATGGAGTAACTGGTGAAATAGGATTTACTGGTCCTAAAGGTAACACGGGTGAAATTGGGTTTCAAGGAGAAAAAGGACCTGATGGAGTAACTGGTGAAATAGGATTTACTGGTCCTAAAGGTAACACGGGTGAAATTGGGTTTGAAGGAGCAAAAGGACCTGATGGAGTAACTGGTGAAATAGGATTTACTGGTCCTAAAGGTAATACGGGTGAAATTGGGTTTCAAGGAGAAAAAGGACCTGATGGAGTAACTGGTGAAATAGGATTTACTGGTCCTAAAGGTAATACGGGTGAAATTGGATTTCAGGGAGCAAAAGGACCTGATGGAGTAACTGGTGAAATAGGATTTACAGGCCCTAAGGGTAACACGGGTGAAATTGGGTTTGAAGGAGCAAAAGGACCTGATGGAGTAACTGGTGAAATAGGATTTACTGGTCCTAAAGGTAATACGGGTGAAATTGGGTTTGAAGGAGCAAAAGGACCTGATGGAGTAACTGGTGAAATAGGATTTACTGGTCCTAAAGGTAATACGGGTGAAATTGGATTTCAGGGAGCAAAAGGACCAGATGGAGTAACTGGTGAAATAGGATTTACAGGCCCTAAGGGTAACACGGGTGAAATTGGGTTTGAAGGAGCAAAAGGACCTGATGGAGTAACTGGTGAAATAGGATTTACTGGTCCTAAAGGTAACACGGGTGAAATTGGGTTTGAAGGAGCAAAAGGACCTGATGGCGTAACTGGTGAAATAGGATTTACAGGCCCTAAGGGTAACACAGGTGAAATTGGGTTTGAAGGAGCAAAAGGACCTGATGGCGTAACTGGTGAAATAGGATTTACAGGCCCTAAGGGTAACACAGGTGAAATTGGGTTTCAAGGAGCAAGAGGACCTGATGGCCTAACTGGTGAAATAGGATTTACAGGCCCTAAGGGTAACACGGGTGAAATTGGTTTTCAAGGAGCAAGAGGACCTGATGGCATAACTGGTGTAATTGGATTTACTGGTCCTAAGGGTAACACGGGTGAAATTGGTTTTCAAGGAGCAAGAGGACCTGATGGCATAACTGGCGAAATAGGATTTACTGGTCCTAAGGGTAACACGGGTGAAATTGGGTTTGAAGGAAAAAGAGGACCTGGTGGCATAACTGGCGAAATAGGATTTACAGGGCCTCGAGGTGATATCGGACCTCAGGGATTTAAAGGACCAGATGGTATAACTGGTGAAATAGGTCCTACAGGTCCTACTGGTTTTAAAGGTCCAAACGGATACTATGGTGATGTTATTATTAGTCCTACAGGGCCTACAGGAAATGGTTATTGGGGTAAAACTGGTTCAGATATTGCTTACACTTCTGGAAATGTTATAATATCCGCACCGCTCATAACTAGTTCTGGAGCAAATATTACAACTACAAATCCATATACAAATGCAGCAAATTTAGGGTTTTATTATTATTACTTTACTACATCGGGATCATTTACTTATACAGGTAGTAGACCATTAACTGTTAATTATATTATCGTTGGCGGAGGAGGAAATGGAGGAGCTTGTTATATTAATCAAAACAATTTTGGTGGTGGTGGACAAGGTGGTCAGGTTATTACTGGTTCATCTCAAATAAATTCAGGAACATACAATATAACTATTGGTGGAGGAGGACAAAATTCTTCATTTAATGGAAATACCGCAATAGCAGGACAAAATGGAGATAATGGTACTCAAGCAGGAAATGGAGCAGGTGGAAATAATACTAGTATTAATGGTGGTGCAGGCGGTAACAATGGTAACGGACCTAATGGACAAAATGGTCCATCCATTACATTTTTAGATAATAACGTAAGTGTAATATGTGTGAGTGGTGGAGGCGGTGGTGGTAATGGAAATGGAGGGTCCCGTGGTGGAGGAAATGGAGGAAAAACTACTGGTCCTGGTTATAATGGGCTAACATATAGTGGTTCTGGTGGCGGTGGTGGTGGTTTTATAAATGGTTTTGGTGCTCCTGGCGGTTTAGGTGCTAGTGGTGTTGTGTTGCTTTATTTTACATATAGTCCTTCATCTTCACAAATAGCCATATCACCTTCTTATATACAATTTCCAGATGGAACACAACAAGTCACCGCATCTTATTGGGGTAAAACTGGTTCAGATATTGCTTATACTTCTGGAAATGTTATAATATCCGCACCGCTCATAACTAGTTCTGGCGCCCAGCCTATAACTAGTTCTGGAGCAGTTGTTTCAACTACAAATCCATATACAAGTGCAACAAATTTAGGGTTTTATTATTATCAATTTACTACATCAGGATCATTTACTTATACAGGTTCTCAACCATTAATTGGTTATTATATTATCGTTGGAGGTGGAGGAAATGGAGGAGCAGCTTCAAATTATGGTGGTGGTGGTGGAGGACAAGGTGGACAAGTTGTTTATAATTCTTTTATAATAAATTCAGGAACATATAATATAACAGTTGGTGGACAAGGGCAAAATTCTTCATTAAATGGCATTATTGCATTAGGAGGTCAAAATGGAGTTGGTGGTACCGTTAACGGAACTGGCGCAGGTGGAAATAATACTAGTATTAATGGTGGTGCTGGTGGTAGTAATGGTAATGGATCTGATGGTCCAATTGTTAACTTTTACGATAATAATTTACTGATGAAACCTTTTAGTGGTGGTGGTGGTGGTTTTAATACCAATGGCGGAATATTTGGTGGTGGAAATGGAGGAGGAAATCAAACAGGAACTGGTGGTAGTGGGGTAGGTTTTAATGGAACAATTAATAGAGGTGGTGGTGGTGGTGGTGGTGGTTTTCTGAATGGTGGTGGTAAGGCGGGTGGAACTGGTGGTAGTGGTGTTGTCTTGCTTTATTTTCGTTACGATTCACAAATAGCTATATCACCTTATTATATAAAATTTCAAGATGGAACACAACAAGACACCGCATCCTATTGGGAAAATTCAGACTCAGATATTTATTACAATTCTGGAAATGTTACAATATCACCGCCGACTATAACTAGTTATGGAGGAGTTGTTTCAACTACAAATCCATACACAACAGCAAGCGGTTTAAACTACAATTATTATCTTTTTAATATATCGGGTTCATTTAGTTATATTGGTAGTAAACCATTAACTGTTAATTATGTTATAGTTGGTGGAGGAGGAGCAGGAGCAAGTGGCACCCCAAGTACTGCTGTTGTACTTGGAGGAGGAGGACAAGGTGGACAAGTTGTTTATGGGTCCTGTCAAATAAATTCAGGAACATATACTATAACTGTTGGCGGAGGAGGGCAAAATTCTTCATTTAACAACATTACTGCATTAGCAGGTGCTAATGGACAGATGGGTAGTAACTATGAAATGATCTTTCAGGGTAGTGGCGGATACAATACTAGTATTAATGGTGGTCGAGGGGGGGAGGGTGGTAGTTCTATTGTTAATAATGGTCCGAATATTACATTTTTAGATAATAATGCGAGTGGTGTATATTTTAGTGGAGGTGGTGGTGGTGGTGGTAATATTTTAAGCGGAACATTTGGTGGCGGCGGAGGAGGAGCACCTTACGTTAACTCATCTACGAATTTAAATGGAACTAATGGAACCGCAAATAGAGGTGGTGGTGGTGGTGGTGGTGGAGCTGCGGGTAATCTTGTTGGTTCAGGCGGTGCAGGTGGTAGTGGTGTCGTATTACTTTATTTTAAAAATAAAGCTGGTACGGTAACCGCAACTTCATTTAACGCTGTATCAGACTACCGTATTAAAGAAAATGTGGAACCATTAAATAAATACGCAATTGTAGATAATTTATTACCAGTAACATACATAAATAAAAATTCTGGTAAAAAAGACATAGGTTTAATTGCTCACGAACTACAAAAACATTACCCATTTTTAGTCAGTGGTGAAAAAGACGGGGAAGAAACGCAATCTGTAAATTACATAGGATTAATCGGTATTTTAATAAAAGAAATACAAGAATTGAAAACACGTGTTAAAAATTTAGAATTAAATAAATAATTAAATACATAAAAATAAATATATAAAAATAAAATTGAATTTAATATACTTTTTAAATAAGTAGTATATTAAATTAAGAAGATGTCCATATTATGCCCTGTTTTAGAGACGATAAACAGTCACGCTCGTGACAAAAATATATTATTCTATGAGCCAACCCATACATATACTATTACAACAGACCCAACAAATAAATATACATCCGTAACAACATGGAATCATTCCCATTTTCCACATTTTAACGCAGACCAAGTAATAAAAAATATGATGAAGGGTAAAAACTGGAAAGAAGGTCACAAATATTGGGGCTTAACTGCTGAACAAATTAAAGCACAATGGGCAGCAAACGGTGCGGCAGTTAGCGGAGCTGGAACTAATATGCACTATGAAATAGAATGTTTTATGAATAATTCAGCTATAAAAGAAAAAGAACAGTATACACACACGCAATTGTATACACATTATTTAGAACAACAATTAAATTGTAAGAATCCAATAATAGAGACACCTGAATGGCAATATTTCATAAAATTTATACAAGAAAACTCGCAATTGAAGCCTTTTAGAACCGAATGGACGGTGTATCACGAAGACGCAAAACTGGCTGGTTCAATAGATATGGTATATGAGAACCCAGATGGTACCTTGTCTATATATGACTGGAAACGGGCAAAGGATATTAGTCGTATAAATACTTTCAATAAATTTGCTTTAAACAAAATTATATGTCAAATGCCTGACTCTAATTTCTGGCATTATGCGCTTCAATTAAACACCTATAAAAAAATAATAGAAGATAAGTATGGAAAAATAATAACTGATTTATATTTAGTAAGACTTCATCCGGATTGTGAAGATAATACATATGAACTTATTAAGTTGCCAGATTTAAAGAAAGAATTAAATGAATTATTTGCTGAAAGAATAAATCAATTAGGTAAAATTGCTTAAAAATAAGCCTATATTATTAATATAAAAATGGATAAGGATTTTATAAACAATAATCAAAATAAAGAAAATACAAATAATCAAAATATTTTTTTAACAATTGACGATATAATGTGTTATATGTTTGTAATGTATTTTTTTACAAATGTTATTAGAATATATAAAATATACGATAACAATAAAACTAATATTGGTGACAAATTAATCAAATTGTGTAATAATGGGACAAAATATGCTGTTACTATTAAAAATAACTTAGATCAACATTTCTTTTACTATATTAATTTAATAAAACAATATTACACACCTAAATTGGAGACAAATATTGACTCAACACCAATTATAGAAAAGAAACCAGAAATAAAATACGAGGATAAATATTTACAAGATATGCGAAATATGTCAAAGGAATATGTATTTACAGAAGAAGAATTGAACTTAGAGGCAGAAAAAGTTTCTGAATTTTCAATAAAGGCAACAAAAGAATTAGAAAAAACTAATCTTGATTTAAATGATGAAATACAAAATTACAAACAAAAATTAAAACAAATTGAAGAATTTGATTATGATGATTGTTCAGAAAATTTGGATGAAAAAACTGAATTAAGAAAGGAGGAAGAAGAATTAAAAGAAAGTTTAGAATTGTTACAAATGAAATTAGAAGAAGTTAATAAAATAGAAATTGATATAGAACAAATAAAAGATGACGCTAAAAATTATGTCATTAAAGAGCGTTTAGATAAAATGAAATATAATTTTATTATTGAAAAAACACCACTAGGAAATGTAATAATGATTTATAATAATACAAGAGGAACATTTGATTACTATAGTGACAGTAATATACCTTACCGTTTTTTGGAAACTGTTGGAAGAAAGTATGTAATAACATTTAATTGTCGTCAAATTTTTATAGATATGGAAGAAGAATTGAAAATGTATGAATTAAAACTAAATGAGAAGGAAGAAAGAGAAAAGCAAGATAAGGCAAATAAAGAAGAAAAAGAAAAGACAAATGGAGAAGAAAAAGAAAAGGATGATAGAAAGGATGATAGAAAGGATGATAGAAAGGATGATAGAAAGAAAAACGTATTTGCAAAATTTAAGAGTTACAATAGAGAAGCAGGTTCTGGAAAAGTAAACACCGCAGCACCGCCGAAAAATAGCATACCAAACACAAAAATAATTGATGATACTAAAAAAAATGAGAAAATGATATTAAAAGAAAACGCAAATAGATATACTTGTGAGGGACGATTTTCAAATTTTAATATACTACAAAAGGTAGATAGGAAGAAAGTTGATAAGAAATATTCAACAACATTTGCTGATTTTAAGAAAATGCAGATGGAAAAGAAGAATAACTAAACTCTTCAAGATTTATATAAAATAAAATATACGATGTTTATATTTTATATATATTATATATGAACGAAGAACAATGTTCAATATGTATGGAAGATTTAAGGGATCCAGATATGGAAGTTTATGAAACTAGATGTGGTCATAAATTTCATAGACAATGCTTATTAAATTATTGCACCATATCGAATGAAGATAGAGATCTTAATCATGTAGGAATATCGTGTCCATTATGTAATACTGGATTAAATTGTAGATTTAATGGAGGTGTTGATATTTTTCCTGAAAGAATAAATAATAATGCTGTGGCAATTGATAATGTACCTCCACCAACAAATATTGTAAGAGCATTAAGTGTAATACCTAAAGGCGAATATGAATTAATAGATAGTGTTGATGATATTGATATTCCACAGCTACCAAATTTAACACTAGAAGAAAAACAATTAATTCTAGCTGAAATTTTAAGAAGACGAGAAGCAGACGAAACAAGTGAAGATGAAGAATTTAAAGGTGGAAAACGTAAATCAAAAAGAAATAAATCGAGAAGAAGAAAACAAACTAATAAAAAACGAAATAAATCGAAACGAAGAAATAAATCGAAACGAAGAAAATATTTTAATAAATGAATGAATTTATATTATTAGTAAAATTAAACAAATATTTTAAATATAAAAAAATAATATATTTAAAATATAATGAGTAATCCAGTATCAGAAGTAAATAATCCAACACCAGAAGTAAATAATCCAACACCAGAAGTAAATAATCCAGTATCAGAAGTAAATAATCCAGTATCAGAAGTAAATAATCCAGTATCAGAAGTGAACAATAATAAAAAAAAATCAGATGATGATGAAGAAGAACTGTCACCGCCCGCCAAAATGTTTATAGCTTATATAGAATTAATATACAGAGTTTTAGACAAAATAGGTGTATCAGGAATCGATATGTTTGGTTCTTTTTTAAATTTAAATGTAAATGGTAAAAAAATAACAGAACAAGAACCAGGAGAATTGGTTAGTGGATTTAAAAGTTTATCAGAAAAAATGGCTGACCCCAAAGTAAAAGAAGCATTATATATAGCAATTGATCGATTATCCCCAGTTGTTAAAAAAAGTGCTAAAAAATTCGTTAATTTATTTATTGAAGTATTTAAAACAGGACTTGTTAGTTCTGTAGCCGTAGCATGTGAAATTCCTCCATTAAGTGTAATGTGTGGAATGAGTAAATCAGCAGCATCATTTCTAGATTTGGCCGCAAAATCAATGGGAATGGCATCCAGTTCCATTGATGACGTCAAAGAGGCGAAAGCAGCAACAAATGAAATATCAAATGTTTTATCTTCTGGACCCGCAAATCCTGAGAATCCTGAGAATCCTGAGAATCCTGGAAATCCTGCTATTACGTCACCCATAACAAATCAAGTTGGTGGAGGAAGTTATATACAAATAGGTGGAAAAACAATGAAAAGTTTGTCATATATTCAAAGTGCGGGTTCACAAATTAGACAAAGAATTGATGATTCTATTAAAAAGTTTAATAATCCTTTAAAATATTATAAAAAAACAACTGGTAAAAATAAAAATCGTAAAACTCGTGGAACAAAAAAAAACAAAAGAGGTACTTATTAAATTATAAAATTAAGTTTAAAACTAATTACTTAATACTTAATACTTAATACTTTGCTTTTTTCCAGTCTTTATAGCCATTGCTTTTACATATATTGAATGACGTTCCAAGATGATTAAAGGCAATTTTATATGCTTTTTTATCCCGTTCATCCATACTTTTTATATAATTTAAAATGTCGTCCTTTTTTTCATGCTCTAAATTATAGATCATTGCGGGAATAGGTAACTCGTATTCGATGAAAGTATTATCAATTTCTTTATTATTATCTATATTGTTATGTATATTATCATTTTGTGACATTCTTATTATTATTTATTCATAACATTTATTTAAATAAATAATATACAATTCAATTTTATTAATAATTATTTTGTTTCATCCTTTATACGTAATAAATGCAATTAATTTACTAGTATTAAAATTACTGAATTTTATATCGCTTGCGTTAAACATTTTAGTTATACTTGTATCAACGGTGTATCCATTTGTCATTAAAAACGCAATTAAGTTAGGTACTTCATCAACAATCATTAAATCATTATTACAAAAATTATTTAACGATATTAGAGCAAGTCCGCAATTATTATATGGAACACATGGACCTTTTTGTTGAAATGGACTCAAAGCATTAAATTGAATTTTTCTTACAAGTTTTTCTAATGGTCCTTTTGGAGGTAAATTGATAGTAATAATATTTTTATAACATTGACATTTTTTATCTAAATATGGCTGACTATAAAGGGCGTATGTTGTAGAGTTATAATTCATTTATAAATATATATTTATTTTAATAAAATTTAATGTTTTCAAAAAAATTAATTTTAATTTTTAAAAAATTAATTTTAAAAAATTGAATTTTAAAAAAAATTGAATTTAAAAGCATTCAAAAAATAAAATACACAACTCAATTACATACTCAATAATGACAAATGGAACAACTACGAATTCTGGCTCTAATGATAAACATCAATCAACCTCAACTGAACCAGCAAAATATAATATGGATTTACTACTTATTGCTAACAATAGCAGCATTATTCGAAATCCGAATGATGACAATGAAGAAAGACGACTATATCGTGACGATTGCGAGTCTCCGCGAAGTAATAATGATTCAATAAATGTTAGCATTTATCGTTATAAATTTACAGACGAATTCACAAATGAAATGTATACGTTTTCAAAAGTCCATCAATACGACCATAGAAAGGACTTCAAGGAGGCATGGAATATCTGGGTCGAAGAAAATGACGGCATTGTAAAAGACGAAATAAAAAGATTAACTGAAATGGGATATGATGGTGATATTTTAGATAAGATGTTCAAGAGCGCGCGATATTATTTTAGAAAGAAGAGTACTGAAAAAAATGAACCGCAAGCTCGTCGGACCTACATCGGCACACAAAAGGAATTATTGGAGGCAATGGATGAACATATTATGGATAATATTGTGAAATCAGACTACAAACCATCAAATGCTTTTAATGAATTTTGCCAAGAAAATATTCAATTGCTTCAAGAAGAAGTATCACGATTGTGTAAATGTGGTTTCACAGATAAAAATGACATTAAAAGCAAGGTGAAAAAAACATACAAAAACCGCTACTTTATTATTTCAAAAAACAACTAAATTTAATAATACATTATGTTGCTGGATTATATGGCAATATATTATCATATAATGTAGTAACTTGTAAAACAAATGAAAAATCAACCGCATGTAAAAAAATCAAACATCCTTGTTGACTAAGAAGTTTAATACTTATTTTTTTTAAATTTATTGGACTAGTGTATTCTCTAGTCTTATAAATAAAATTTGCGTTATTATCAAAACTAGATACATATTTTGGTGTTGTAATTGGTATTACAGCTAAAATATTTTTACTTATAAAACATGTGGGAAAAACACCAAATGTGCTTTCAATTTGAGAATCATTATAATCATCTAATTCAAAAAACATATAGTCTTGTAGTGAATCATCATAAGGTGATTCCGCTTTATATGATTTTGCACCTGAATATTCAAATTGTCTAAATCCCATTAAGTAACCTAACGTCATAAAAAATTCACTAGGTTTAATTTGTTTTTTTTCATCTACCAGATCTAAATTCACATTTATTTTATTCGTATATTTGAAAGCATTATTAACACAATTAAAAAGAACATCCGGAGATGATTTTTTTTTTAATATATTCATAGTGAATGTATGGTCGCTATTTGTAATATTTAATTTATAATCATAATCATTAATTGAAACAGTGAAACGAGCCGGATGATAACCAATTACTTGTTCATTAATTGCTTTTTCTAACACTGGAGGAAAAGTAGTTGCGTCATAATTACCAGATGGAATTTTAACAATGGCATTTAAATCAGTTGTATTTTCATAAATGTATATTTGATTCGTTTCTTTAAGAGCTGAAACTGAATTTGTAACATTTGGCAATTGAATTCCTGCTAAATTAATAGATACAACATTTTTTATAACACCTGGCAAAGTAAATGAACACTCATCTGAAAGTGAATTAAAATAATTATCTCTAAATTGTGTATTAAATATATAATTGGCCGTTTTTACATGAGTATTATATGCGTTTGAAGTATTAGACGGTATTTTGTGTCTTTGTAATACTGGATTTGATGATATTGGGTTAATAATTTTACCTACATTATCATTCGGAATATCATTTTCATCTTTTGTATCAGTTGTGTTAATATTTTTTTTTATTATTATGTTATTATCGTCATTTTTGACTTTTATTAAAAGTTCTTGTGCTTTTTGTATAAATTCAATCAGGTCGTATTTGTATTTAGAACTTTTATTGGAACTCACTACACTTAGTGTAATTTCTTTTGCTTTTTTATCTAAATCGGTTAATTCATAATTATTATTCAATTTGAAGACACTGATTAAATCTTGTGTGGAATAATTATCTATATTGAAGTCAAAACTTTCGCTCATTTATTTTATAATATAATAATATTGTTTTATTATATTATAATAAAATTATTATATTAAAATAGTTCAAAATATTATAAAATGGTTAAGTTAAGTTAGTATTCTAAATTAACAACATATTTTATCCATATTATCCAAATATTCATCCTCCACTATAAATATTCCATTGCCTCTATATTTTTTGTAAAAATTGGTCCAGTTTTTATCCTTATCTTCTTTTATTTCTAGGCATTTATTTTGAACATTTATTTTTTGCTCATCCGGCTCATAACCGTAATTTAAGTAAAATGCTTGTAACTTGTCTTCGTCATCAAACTCGACAGATTGAATTTCATTATCGATGACACCATTAAACGCGCTTATTCGTGAAGTCCATAAAGGCGAATTTGCGGCATAATAAAGCCACTTGTAATAATATGCTTCTCTAATATTAAGTTTATCTCTTTTAAGTTTAAATAAATTGAGCATATTGGAAGAATCAATGGCATATAAATATGCGTTTTTTAGTATTTTACGTGCTATTAATTTTTCTCTCTTTGCTTCCGAACAATGAGATAAATCTACTTCAATTGTCTCATACAATACAACATCTTCGTCATTTACTACAATATATATATTTTTGCCTGTTTTTAGATTCTGTATCTCGGAATAAAAGCGAAATATATATGATAAAATTATGACTTTGGGGTCACTTAGGGTCTTAACTTTGTTCCATAAAGTTACTATTTTAGTTTTATCTTTATCTTTATTAAAATGTTTAATAATTAAATTCAATGTCTCGTCCATTTTTCTCTCTTCAACTGTTTCTAAAATAAGAAATGATATGTTAAGGTGGTTGCCTAATGTTAGGATATTTAACATATCTTCTTCATCAAATTCGATTTCAAAATTTTGTATTATTTTTGTAGCCATAAACACGTCTAAATTATACGGTCTAATTATGAAACTATTCAGTATATTTGCGATATTTTTAACATCATTAAAATTGATTATATTGTTTTTCTTTAATAAATATACTTCAAAGGAGGGGTTTAAACTGGAGTAAAATTCATAATATATTTTCCATATGAGGGAAACTAATTCTTCTTTATATCCAGAGTAATATAGTTCGTAAGCCCAAAATAATGCTTCTTCGCTTTTATTTAAGAGAGAAATCATTAAAGCGATTTTTACTTCTTCGAGTTCGTACAAATAACGGGTGAATTTAAATGACATTTTTATAAGGTTAATAAGTTTATATACTTTTATTTTTAATAATTTTTATTCAATTTTAAAATTATTACAATTTTAATTATCTTTATTTTTTATTATCTTTAATTATACTATAATATGACAGCCTGGAACGATTTTGTTAAAAAAATATACCACGAGGGACATGATAAAGACCCGAATTATATGTTTAAAAATGCCTTGAAAGATGCTAGTAAACGTAAAAGTGAGATGGGATCATCTGCTTCTGGTGTTAAATCTAAGAAACAAACTAAAAAATCAAAGAAATCAAAGAAATCTAGAAAAAACAGAAAATCAATGAAAAATAGAAAATAAACTATAACTAATAATTTATTACTTCTTCAAAATATCAAATAAAATCTTTATTTTTTCATTTGTTATTTGTTTTACAAAATTCCAATCCGTAAATTGTGTGTATAATAATTCATATTCTTTCTTTGTTTTTTCTATAGATTGTCTCTTGGCAGGGTCTGGACATACATTTTTTGTAAGCATAATTGTCATTTTACTAATAAAATTGTCTTTAAGAGTAAAAACTCTTGTCATATTACCAAATAAATGTAAATACAAAATACTAAGTGAATAATTATCCCATGTATCGCAATAATCCAAAATATCTTCAATAATGTTAATTATGGGTTTATTAATGTATTTTTTAAGAAACTCAATACAATTTAAAAAATAAGAATCTTTATAATTCTTAGAGAAAAGAGTCAAAATACTCATATTATCTACAAAATTTCTGCTTATTAATTCAATACTATTATAAGACAATGTATTTTCGTCATTTTTAATTAAATAGAAAATAACGTGTATTTCTAATGGTTTATAAGTAAAATCGCTTATTTTATCTAAAATTTTCACTAAATATGAATAGTTAAGTTCTTCTTTTATTAACGATAAATCAAAGTTTTTTAATATAGGTTTATGATTTATATCAAAAACGATGTTTTTTAACGAAAAATTAAAATAACATATATTATTTTCTTGTAATTTTAAAAAACTGTTTAATAAATGTTCATACGATTCTATAATTTGTGACACAATTAATGCTGGATTTGGTAGATTAAATAGAAAAGTATTAAAAGTTATTAATTTATTTCCATTATAATGTAATAATATGTGTTTTTGACTGTTTTCAGTATCTAATATATCATAATAATCTAATATTTTTTGACTTAATTGTCCCACCTTTAAAGTGCTGTATTCTGTAAAAACATCATAATATTTCGTAAAATATAGGTTTTGCTTTATTTTTTTACTGATTTTAATATTATTCAAACAATAAAAATCGTACAAGCATATATAATTTCTATCTTTTTTTCTATTTTCTTCATTTTCTTCATTTTCTTCACTTTTATAGTTTTCTTCACTTGTATCGTTTATATTTATTTCTTTTTCTAATAATTTAACATTTATATCCATATTTCATTATATAATATTACTTTTAATTTATTATATTTATTATTTATTATAATTTAAAAAAAATTGAAATATAAAATAATTACTCTAATTATATCATAATATTGTAAGAAAATGGTAAAAAATCTCACTGGTGGTAATAAATCAAAGGGTATGGCCCGTAAGAATACAAATAATGATAAGGAAAAGATAACACGTACTTCAGTAAATGAATTAGAAGTGTATGCTATTGTTGAAAAATATCACGGAAATAAAATGTGCGATGTCTTATGTATTGATGGAGAAAGCAGATTATGTCATATTAGAGGAAAATTTAGTGGAAAAGGTAAGCGAGATAATACTGTGGCAAAAAACACGTGGGTTCTAGTAGGAATAAGAGATTATGAAACCGTGAAAGACGGTAAGAAAGCAAATTGCGACTTATTAGAAGTTTATAATGATAAGGAAAAAGAAACTTTGAAATCGACTGTTAAAGCTGATTGGTCTTTATTTACTAAGATGGAAATGGCAAATTCCTTTAATGAAGTAGTAGAAGAAAGTGTATTTCAATTTATGGACAAGACAACTGAAGACCATTTAAATCTAATGAAAGCTAGTTTATCTATTGATAAAGAAAACTCTTCAAAAGTAGAAGAACAAGAACCAGAAGAAGACTGGATTGATGTGAATGATATTTAATGAAATATAAGGAAAAATAAATATAAAAATATAAAAATAAATATAAAAATATGAATGTTTTACAATATAGTTCATTAATTGATATTATTAAAAATAATAAATCATCGCTTTCTGAAATAAACAGTCAATATACACAATTATTATCATTATTAACAAAAATAAATAAACTAAGTGACGATTTTTTTTTACAAAAAGTTCAAGAAATTTGTAGTATGGGTGAAATATTTATTTGTTATTTTTTAGATAATAAGGATGAAATAAATATAATCGGTTCAGGCTCAATTATTTATGAACCTAAAATAATTCATAGTGGTAAATACGTAGGACATATTGAAGATATTATAGTTAATGAAAAATATAGAAATTTAGGTATAGCAAGAAGTATTTTAACAGAATTGAAAAAACTTGCTTACGTAAAAGATTGTTATAAGGTTATTTTAGATTGTAGTGAAGAAAATAGAAAATTTTATGAAAAAAATGATTTTTTATATAAGGGGATTCAAATGGCAGTATATTTTTAGTAAAATGATTTAAAGTTTAGAATGTATATAATATATTAAACTATATACATTTATAAAATGACTACAAATATTTTTAAAACGATAGCTACTACCAAAAATAGTAGCAATAAGGTTAATAACAATCGTTTTAGTTCTTTAAAAGATGAACTAATTGAAAAACCAATTGTTATTCAAAAGAAAGAAAAAGTTAAAGAGAAAAGTAGATTCAATTTTGATGATGATGAAGTAAATGTTTTTACAGCTGAAACCACGGAAGATAATACAAGAGATACAAGAGATACAAGAGATACAAGAGATACAAGAGATACAAGAGATACAAGAGATACAAGAGATACAAGAGATACAAGAGTAATACAAAATAATATGTATAATTCATTTACGAATATAAAAAAAACCACAATAACCCCCGTAGAAGATGTTATCCCATTTGTTTATACTGAAGAATTATTTCCTGAATTACTAGTTAAAAAAAGTATTAGTTTGAAACCAGACAAAATATCTTTTGCCGATAAATTAAAGTCAAAGCAACCAGAAGTTACTATTGAAGAAAAACCTATATCTTTAGTTGAAAAATTAAAGTTAAAATACAAGGAAGACAATGAAGAAAATAACCGAAATCAAGAGGAAAAAAGAATTCAGGAAGAAAAGGATTATGTTAGACCTGGATGGGTTTACTTTAGAAAAGACCCAAATACAAAAAAATGGTATAATTATTATGGAAATAATAGTACCATTGTAGTAAGACCTAAAAATTTTAATGAACATATGAATTATTGGGTAGATAGTGTTATAGATAGATATGAAACAAGAAAAGAATTACTGGATAATAATTATGGTTACGATGGTTATGATAATCAAGAAGACGATAATATTGAGTATTTTGATATGTTAGACGCAAAAATAGAACAAGAAATAGCAGATGAAAAAGAAGAAATAATTAACAAATATTTAAATGATAATAAAGATGATAATAGCGATAATTATGAATCATATAATAATGATTACTGGAGAAAAAGATAATTTTTTGATAAAACTAATATTAGTTATAATTACAAATGTATTATATGATACAAATATAATACATTATGATTGAAAATTTAGACAATGATTGGATAAAAGATTTTGAAAAAACTTTTAAATTATATGAAGATTTTTATAAAGACGACGTATATTTTACAAATATACACTATATTTACATAAATAAATATAATAATATTGAAAAAATAAGTGAAGATAGATTTTTATTTACCACACCTAATTTAATTTCAAGAGAAGAAATTCTTAGAATACTTAAGAAAAATACTTACTATAACAATAAACAATATACAATATTGTCTATATTAAAATTTGTTGTAAATCTAGAACCAGATGAAATAAAAGATTTTATTAGACTTGATAATAAAGATAACACGAATAACACGAATAATATGAATGATTATTTTTTACAAACAATTAAAAATATTGATGCTATAAACTTTGAAAAATCAATCAATATGTTTCACGATTTAAATGATTTATTCTTTATTTTTTATGAAAAGACTGTTTCAAATAGTAACAATGTCACAAAAAAAATTTATTTAAAAAATTCTATAACAAATGATAGAACTATTAAAAAACACAATAAAACAATAAAAAAATAATTGATAAACAATATAAAGATTTAATATTATTAAATACAATATCGAAACTATGTCAGAACTTATTAATAAACTAGATAATCATACACCTACACAAAATGGAGAAAATGAGCATTTAGAATACGGATGGTCTAATGGTATTCAAGAACAAATATGTCAATTTAGTAGTCAATTAACTAGAACAAATAATATTGTTATCAGCGCTTTGCGCAAACAATATACTAATATTTTAAATAACTTGACATCAAAACTTAGAAGTTCTAGTAGCAGTGATGATGAAAAGATACAAGCAAAAAGTCATATGTGTACGTTATATAAGCTAATCGCGCAAACCCGTGATATTATTGACGGTAAAGGTGAGTATACATTGACTTATATGATGATTTATGTATGGTATACAATTTGTGGTCCTTCATTGGCGTTCTTTGCTGTAAATAGTATGGTTCAATTGAATTCGAACGAGCATCCTTACGGGTCATGGAAGGACCTCAAGTATTTTTGTGATTACCTTATGAAATCTTGTAACATTCAATTAACTCATCCTTTGATTATGCATTGTTGCTTTTTGTATAACAATCAATTAAGATACGACGAAGCTGCTTTACATGATGAAACAAAGACAAACAACATTTCGCTCGTGGCAAAATGGATACCACGTGAGAAGACCAGATTCGGGTATTTGTATGAATTTCTAGCTTGTGATTATTATAAGGAATACATATCAAGTTCATCTTCGAAGGACCCAGTTACGCAAGTAAAGGCAATCTTGAAGTGTAAAACGAATTATAGAAAGTTGTTGTCAAAGTTAAATGTTAAAATCGACACTTTACAAATTAAGCAATGCGGTAAGAAATGGTCTGATATTGATTTTAATAAGGTTACGTCAATCTCAATCGCAAATCAAAAGAAGGCATTCTTGAATATTAAAAAGGACGGGAAAAAGCGTAGTGAAGAAGAGGATAGAATTGTGTGTGCCGACCATTTTAAACAACATATTCACAGTGCCGTAAAGGATAAGAATAATGAAGTAAAAGGAAAAAGAGTAGGCCTTACTAGTTTTACTAGTCAAGCCATAGAATTGATAGACTCAAGACGTCGTCTAATTATGAGCAATGAAAATTGTCAAATGGAAATTGATTTATTAAATTCTCAATGGCGTGATAATTCAAGTCAAAATGGTAAATTGGGGAAAATGATTGCTATGGTGGATGTTTCTGGATCTATGGATGGTGACCCATTACACGCAGCCATTGCGCTTGGTATTCGTGTTGCTGAAAAGTCTTTACTAGGTAAGCGCGTTATGACATTTAGTGCTAAACCCAGATGGGTTAATTTAGAGCATAGGGATAATTTTGTTGATATGGTGGCAGAAGTGAATAATGCTGAGTTTGGTCTAAATACAGATTTTCATGCGGCATTAGATTTGATTTTAAATGCTATTGTTGAAGCAAAAATGTCTTCTGAAGATGTAGAAGATATGGTTTTGGCTATTTTCTCAGATATGCAAATAGATGAAGGTGACAAATGTGATAAGAAAGTCCTTTATGATGCTATGAAGGCAAAGTATGCCGAGGCAGGAATAAAGGTAAATGGAAAGCCATATAATCCTCCGCATATTTTGTTCTGGAATTTAAGAAGTACAAGTGGATTTCCGACACTAAGTAGTCAGCCAAATACGTCGATGATGTCTGGGTTTAGTCCTACTTTACTGAATTTATTTTGTAACGAAGGACTTGAATCATTACAATCATGTACTCCATGGTCTTTATTGGAGAAGAGCTTGAACTTGGAAAGATATAAAATAATGGAGGATAAGTTTTATGATGAGTTTGTAAATCCTTAAAATATTATCTTTTACGTTTTATAAAATTAGATGTAAAATTAATATAGAATTAAATATAAAATTGAATAATAATATTATTTTTTAATAATATTATCATAATTTTCATACTATTATCATAATGTTCTCAATAGTTTCTACAAGATATAATGACACTACGTGGCAGGAAAATATAAACTACCGTAAGAAACATAATTATGACGGTTGTATTTATGGCGCGCCTCATATGTTATCTAATAAAATACTGGTTGATAGCCTAGTGTTTGTGGTTGAAATGAATAATTCTTTAAATAGAATAGAAGGTATTGGATTAATGCGAAATAACATTAGACTTGATAAATATATGGGTGTTTACACAGATGGAAATTTTAATAGATATGTTTATAAAGGTAATTACCACATTGATAGGGAATTAATAGTTCGTAATAATAGCGATCTAGTTGATGTATTTGATTATATATTATTCAAGGAAAAGACGCATTTAAAACGCGGAGCTGGGTTTACTACAATACCAGAAAAATTATTAAAACATAAGAGATGTCAAAATACGGATATTAAAAAAGAAGTAAAAAACCTATTTATACACATTTTTGGTAATGAATTTAATATTGAAGAATTTGAAACAAATGAAAAAACTGAAAATTAAGCACTATTTAATACTTTTAAGAAAAATAAAAATAAAGAAAAAATAATATTATTATTTTTTCTAATTAAAAACAATATTAATATTTATATAAGTAATCATGAATAATTCAAATGTAGGTAATTTTGACACAAATGTTGCCAATTACACTATGAGTGAATTGATGGCAATATCTGGTATTAGCGATTTAGACCCTGATGAAATAACATCTCAAACAAACACATTTATAAATAAATATAAAACATCCAATCCGCAAATATCTTCTTTTTTTAAATCAATTCAAAGTCAGCTATTGCAATATTCTGCTAACTTAAATGATCCAGAAGAATCGCAAATTCCATCATCTGGTGAGGTACAAACAAATAACTGGATATCAAACGAAGCTTTATCACAAAAAGACTCGAAACAACAAGATAAATCAACAGATAGAAAACAAAAAGTAGATGTTTATGGAAATCAACATGTTCCTATGAATAAAGAACAATTAGGTATTAATAATAGTTTTAATGTTCCTGTTGCTCAAGATTCTTTAAACCCAAATTTAAAGAATACTATTACACGTTTTATCAATTTAGATAGTCAATTTAGACAATATAGTAGCAATTTTGAAAACAGTTCAACGGATTACACATTAGATTTATCTGACCGTCTTAGTAATGTTTTATCTATTAGACTCTATTCATATCAAATACCTTATTCCTGGTATACAATTGATCTTGCTTATGGTAATACATGTTTCTGGATAACTGATGGTAGTTATAATGTACCAATATCTATTACTCCTGGTAATTATAATGCTTCTGAATTTACTAGCGCTTTAAATAATAGCTTTAAAGATGCCGGTTTTCATTTTCCGACAACACCTACGGATACTCCTGTCACATACAATAGCAATAATGGCAAGTTGTCTTTCTCTCTTTATGATGGAAGTTTTAATGGTTTAGATGTGAATCATGATGTTTGTTCATTTAGAATAACAAACACAACCATGATGACATTCTTTGACCCTACTGCTATTTTACAATGTCAAACAAATTGTGTTAATCAATCATATTATGTTAATCAAACATTAGGATGGTTAATGGGGTTCAGGACAACTAATGTTTTAATAGACCCAAATGGTAATATTCCTCAGTCTAATTTATATTTAAATGGAACAAAATATTTAATATTAGTTATTGATGATTATAACCAGAATCACGTAAATAATGGGCTTGTTTCAATAACTGAAACAACAAATTCCAATATAAAATTGCCTTCTTATTATGTACATGATTTGCCCTATGTGTGTTCCAATACAAATATAGTTTCTTCCTCGAGTGATTTATTGATTGCTAGTAAATCAAATTTTAGTTTTAATACAACTCCTATTTTAGTTCCTAGTTCACCACGAACATTAACTCAATCACAGATTTATACTATAAATGAAATTAATAAAAATAAAAATAACAATACGAATTACAAATCAAAAGCACCTACTAGTCCAGATATTTTAACAATTCTTCCTATTAAAAATAGCGGAGCAAAAACAGGTGATGTGTTAATTGAATTTAGTGGTTCACTTCAAGACAACGCCAGGACATATTTTGGTCCTGTTAACATAGATAAAATGCGTATTAAGCTGTTAGATGATAAGGGTAATGTATTAAATCTAAATGGTTGTGACTGGTGTGTTACTTTGATTTGTGATTGTTTATATCAATATTAAGTTTTATAAACTTGTTTTATAAAATTGTTTTATTATTTATAAAATTGTTTTATTATTTATAAAATAAACAAATTATAAAATATATAAGTAATATAATACGATAAATATGATGAATTATATAAATACTTTTTTTAATTATATCGGTAATCACGCACCAATAATGTTGTTTTTATTTTCTTTATTTTTACTGTGGAATAAATCAAATTATTTAACCTATTATATTTATGGTTACATATTAAACTTATTAATAACATTAATTTTAAAGGGAATATTTAAACAACCACGACCTTCAGATGACGAAAAATTATTTAATTTGGCAATAAAAGAGTCAAAAAGTATTTATTTTAAAGATGGTTATCCATATAGTGTTTTTGGGATGCCTTCTGGACATACTTCATGTGTATTTTTTTCAACAATGTTTATTTTTTTGGTATTTAAAAATAATAGACTTCTATTAATATATTTGTTATTTTCTTTAATTACAATGATTCAGCGTGTTAATAGCAATGAACACACCGTTATACAAGTGCTTGCGGGGGCATGCGTAGGGTTAATATTTAGTTATTTCATATTTTACATGGCACGTCAAAAAATAATGGGCAATTTGCTTTTAAAAAAGGATGATAATGCTCCTATTTAATGGATTTTATAAATTTATGAAAAATGTATAATAATATTACTGTATAATAATATTACTATATAAAAATTATATAGTAGTATAATAAAATGAATCTTTTATTTCTTTTCTTTTTTTTAACTACTTTTTCCACCGTGTTAAGTCAAGAATCACATAACTTAACTGCTTCATCTATAACAAGGGACCAGATAATGAGTCGCGCGCAAGTTTGGGTGGATCAGAAGGTTCCTTATTCGCAAACACAAACTAAGGACGGTTATCGTCAAGATTGTTCAGGATATGTTTCTTATTGCTGGGCATCATCTACATCAGGTGGTGGGCACGTGACTGGAAATATGCAAGAAATTTGTACTAAAATTTCTAAAGCTGATCTAAAGAAAGGGGATGCTATTTTGAAACCTTCAACACATGTATTATTATTTGGAGGATGGATAGATTCGGATGCTTTTTATGAATATGCCGAACATCAATCTGGAGATGTATGTCGAAAATCTACTGGTTCCTATAATTATTTTTCTAGTAATGGTTATTTTCCATGTCGTTACAACCTGGTTTCTAATTAAATATTTTTATATTATTATTATTTATTAAAATATTAATTTTAATAATAATAAATATTAACAACATATAGTATTATGTCTTCAAGATATAGACCACAAAGTAAATGTAAAAATATTATTAAGTTTTTACCTAATATAAGGCCACAAATATACAGATTGTCAGCAAATAGTTCTCTAGCAGGAGTGTATACTGTAATTAACATTTATGGTAATAATTTTAGAATGAATGGAACAACTGGTTATTCCAGTATAAATTTTGGGTCTTATAAAAATTTACCTATTATTTTTTTAGGGTCTCAGAATATTGCCTTTGAAATACCGAGTAATATTGTTGCTGGTTCATATATTTTAACTCTTGAAAATAAAATACATCCAATTACATTGTATTCAAATTCGGTATCTTATACTTTAACATCTTAAAAATAATTATATTTAACTACATTAATAAAATATATAAATTATATATGAATTATTTATATATTTTTATTCTTATTTTTATTATACTAGCCGTTTCGTTTTACACACAATATAAATATGATTCAATACATAGAGAAACATTTTCAAATAATAAGAAAAACAATAACACTTTTGTATTATTAGGCGATAGTATTTTAAAAAATAACAGTTATGTTAAAAATGGAGGGTCTGTTGAAGACATATTGAGAGAAAGTAAGGGAAATAATTTATATTGTTTAGCCGCAAATAATTCTACAATCGTAGATGTTTATAGTCAAATTGATGGAATATCTATTGAATTAAACAATGAAAATACACAGATCTTTCTCTCTTCTGGAGGAAATGATATTCTATCTCAGTATGTAGACAAGAGTGATTCGGATGTTTCTGATTCCCATGTATTAAATGTGATTTTTATTGCCTATAAAAAACTGGTTAAGAGCATTCAAACAAAAATGAACAAGTCAAAAATAGTTTTAATTGATATTTATTACCCCACAAGTAATCAATTTTCACAATACAAACCTATTGTTCAAGAATGGAATCAAATGTTGGAAAAATATGCGCATGAAAATTCATATGGTTTGATTCAAATAAGTAAAATTGTTACTGAAAGTGATGATTTCACATTAAGTATTGAACCTTCTGAAAAAGGAGGAGAAAAAATAGCGCGCAGCATATTGAATTATAAATGATAAAAATGATAAAAATGATAAAAATGATAAAAATGATAAAAATGATAAAAATGATAAAAATGATAAAAATGATAAAAATGATAAAAATGATAAAAATGATAAAAATAATATTAATATTATCATTTTTATACTCTGTAATACATTAAAAGCTGGTACCCATTTGTATAATTCCACTCTAATGGCGTGCCATCGTAATCTTTTGTGCCTTCAAATTGCCAGTTAAAATCGTTGTTAAGTTTATTTTTCCATTTCATTTTAACTAAACGATGAAAACTCATACCATCATATCCATATTCTTTACCTTCGCACGTAATATGTGCGCAAAAATGTTGTCCTGATTTATCTATTATTGCGCTACTATCTAATTTATATGAAGCGTTTTTAAATGTAAAAGACGCAGGTTTTGTATTAAAATCTTTAGAATCTTTTTTATACACTTCTAATACGATAATGTGAGGTAAATGTGTAATATTATTAAGTTTATCTAATAGAAGTTGCTTCCAATTATTATTACAACTATTTACAAACACCAAAAGCAATGGAACATTATTTAAATAGTTTAAAATGCTGAAATAATAGTATAACGGATTTCCTGCTTCATCTACATTGTATATTTTTTCTTTGTATTTAGCAGGAATACTTTTGTAAATTTGTTTAATTATGCTATTTGTATTCAATTCGTATGCGTATTGATTACCTGTTAGACACGCTTCAACACCATAATTTAGTAGCGCAAATGCGTCTCTTAATTTTTCTGGGATAATTGTTCCATCATTTTGCTTTCCTTCAATCATTAATTGACGGAAATAATGGAAAAATTTGCGTCCTTTATCGCTAACAAAAAAACTTACAAACATAGTATTGAACCAACAGTTACCTTGTGATTGAATAGGTGGTATAATTTTGCTTGTATCAATGTGTTTATTTGCGGTTAAATTTCTTAGAAGAAATTTTTTGGCTTCAGGTGTGTTATAATGTATACAATTTGTTACTCCTGATTTAGTAAGTATCCCAATCTTTAATGGTTCCTTAAGTTCAAATGCTAATTTATTATTACAATCTGTAATTTCATTTCTTCGTATTGTTCTTAATGAAACTAAAAACTGGTTAATAGATGGTCTATAGGATGAACTATTTATTCCTTTTGCTATATAATCACTAATTTTTCTATCAGTTAATGGTGTTAAATTTGGTAATATAATTTCTTTTTCTTTATTATTTTTTTTTGTTTTGTTTTGTTTTATTTTAATTTTCATCTTCCCTTTGTGTTTATTTGTTTTACTCATATTATTAGTAAATAATAATATTTTTATTTATTATATATGGGAGCAGGAGTATTACCAACAACTATGATAAACGGTAAGTTATATTTTTTATTCGGAAAAGAAAATCAATTCGAAGATACAGCTCCGGGGTTTTCTGATTTTGGCGGTGGAACAGACAATAATGAGACATTTTTAGAGACAGCCGTGAGAGAAGGCGGTGAAGAATTAACCGGTTTTTTAGGAACTGATAATGATTTGAAAAAAATGCTGAAGAAACACGGAACCTTTAATATTGATTACAAGGGTGAAAGTGATAAATATGGCACCTATAGATGTCATATTTTCCCTATGGTTTACGACCCAATGTTGCCATTTTACTACAATAACAATCAAAAATTCATACAAAAAAGATTAGACTCGAATATCATTAGAAAGTCAAGAATTTTCGAAAAGACTGAAATTAAATGGGTATGTGTAGATGACTTGATGAAAATTCTAAAACAATTTCGCTCATTTTTCCAAAACATTGTGAAAGTTATTTTGGAAAATAGGCCAACAATTGAGAAGTTTATAAAGTCCGGATTAAAGAAAACCGGAAAAAATAAAACATTGAAAAATAGGAAAGGTTAAAGTTTCTTTAAGTTACTTTGAGAATTTATTATATATTTTAACATATGATTTTCAAAAGTCGTCGAGCCAAACAAAAAATGGACATTTATTTTTGTCCATTTTTGCAAAAAGTAAAAAGGTCTTGGCAAAACTCTTCAACGAGACCATAAAATTTTTTAGCGTCTCATTACTTTTTTCAAATTTTTCAATTTGTTACGATAAAATTTTTTATTTTTAATAAATTTAAAGTATTTTAATAAAAAAGAATTTAGGAATTATTGTATTTTGTCAATATATAGCAATGATTAGCAATAAAAATGTAGGAGAAAGTAGCGAAACATTTTGTTGTGAAAAATGTAAATACTATACCGTAAAGAAATATAATTTTGATAAACATAATTTGACATCTAAACACCTAAATTCAATGTTTAGCAATGAAAATGTAGCAAAAAGTAGCAAAAGTAGCAAAGAACATACCGATATTTATACGTGTAATAATTGTAATAAAAATTACAAAGACCCATCAGGCTTATGGCGTCATAAGAAAAAATGTTTAGTAAAAAATTGTGACGACGAAATAATTACTGAAAATATAAGCAATACTCAATTAATCGATTTAATTGTTAAACAATCGAAAGAAAATATTGATTTAAAAAATTTACTTTTAGAGCAAAATAAGATGATGATGGAGTTTGTGAAGGATAAAAATACTGTTATTAATAACACAAATACCAGTACAAATACAAACAGTCATAATAAGACATTTAATCTTCAATTTTTCTTAAATGAAACGTGTAAGAACGCAATGAATATGAGTGATTTTGTTAACTCAATTAAACTACAACTTAGTGATCTAGAAAGTGTAGGAAAATTAGGATATATAGAAGGACTTTCTAAAATAATCATAAAGAATTTAAATGCGCTTGATGTCACTGAAAGACCTGTTCATTGTAGCGATTCTAAACGGGATACAATGTATGTTAAGGATGAAGACAAATGGGAGAAAGAAAATGAGGAAAATCACAAGGTTTTAAAGGCAATTGAAGATATTGCTAATAAAAACAGTAAGATGGTTAAAGAATGGAAACAGAAGAATCCTGAATGTGCTAGTAGTAAGTCACACAAGGCGGATGTATATTCTCATATAATGATTCAGGCAGTTTGCTCTAATAATGATGTTAATAATAATAAGATTTTAAAGAAAATCGCAAAAGAAGTAACCATTGATAAATATTGAAGATGATAATTTGTTTTATAAATATATAGTATAACATGCGTATTTTCACGACAATTACCCTTATGCTTATAGGCAGTTTTATAACACAATATTTGTTAATGAGTTCAATAATGGTGAATAATATTGGAGATTTAACAAATAGTTTAGGTAAATTTTATATGTCAATAATTATGGGACTTTATATGATTATAATAGAAGTTTTGATGCACGATCATCAGTATGATGTATTTAGTACAAAATATTATGCCATTTTTGGTGTTTTATTGGTTTTAACCATTGTATTATATAGAACACAACAATTTGTAAGTGATAGGCAATATTTAGAAGGTATGATAGAACATCATTCGATGGCTATTTTGACAAGTAATAAAATTTTAGAGAAAACGGATAATTACAATGTAGCAAAATTAGCCAAAGAAATTTTACAAAAACAGCAAGATGAGATTATTATTATGAAAGATTTATTAAGTAAATAATAATTCAATATGTTTAATTAAATAAATAATTAATTAATTAAATAAAAATTTTATATTAAAGTATAATATAATGCCTACCTTTCCGACGAATATTCCACAAGAAACCACTAGTGAGTCAGTTACTGTATTGAAACTTGGGAAAAATTTTGTACCTAGTAATCCAATTCACAAGATTGAGACTATTCTTACTACAACTTTGTTTAATAACCCTCCTGCTGGTATGACAGGTGCGAACATTGGTTCCGTAGCAAGTTTGACACAAAATTCAAATTTTGAGTTGGGTGTTGCGGGTGGACCTGCATATAAATACTCGTTATTAAATATTAACACAGACCATATTCAAATAACACCAAACGATGATTTACCACTTAACAATATTATAACTGTTTCAAGATATGTTCCTGATCTAAACCTTTCTGCCAACGAAACATCCTCTGATGAAGTAACTGTCCGAAGTAATTTATCTGTTTCAAAAGACTCCTTTGTAGATTTTTCTTCAAATGCTTACATGGACGCCACTGTTAAAATAACATTTGTGGACCAATATTTACAAAATGAAGGTTATTTTGATGCAAATGACGAAGGATCTTCTTGGGAGGCCAGATTTGATTTAGATTCTTCTGCTTCTTCTTATTCTTACGTCCCTACTAGAAATGTAAATGCGCAAACCGCACATACTGATAATTCCGCTGGTATATCTGTTAATGATTATACCAATTGGAATACACAGGGACCATCCGTCGATGCCGGTTCATTCTTTGTAGATGGTGATGTATCTATTGATGCTTCTTATGGAATGCCCAGTTCTTCAGCCTTTATAAACACTGCTAATTCAATTACAGAGACAGATTTTACTATTAATTTGTATACAGGAGAAGGATCAAATGATCCATTATTTGGCAGATATGCATTGACAGTTGATAATACCACTTCGTATATTGTTCGGGATCCATCAAATGTTCTGCTAACTGAGTCGGATACTGTTACTTCTATTTTAGAACTAGCATTAACTGCCGATATATCCAACAACCTTTATAATAGCGAAGAACCTTCTAATTTTGATGAATACAATTTACCATCTGTAGTTGGAGATGAAAATTCGGAATATTCTCATTTACTAGATTTTATTCCAGTCGGATATACATTACAACCTGGATTTACTGTCCGTATAACTAGCGCAGAATCAGAATCGTCTATTAATTTAATAGATAATTCAAATATAACACCTTTAACGATTGATACAGCTGACATGTATTTTGACCCAGTTAATATGTATGCTTTACAAAACGCAGTTGATGCTAGCAACATTTTAAACAACTACGAAAATAATGATAATTACATTCAAATATCAAATGGTCATTTAGAATTAAATGGAGTGAATGATTCTAATAGTAGTCTAACATTGGGTACTGCTGCTGAGTATCTAACATCCGATCAATCAGCGGATGGGTATGTAACGTTTCCTGAAGTTAATATTATATCAGGATTAGACGGAGAAGAAAATTACCCACGCGCAACTCAAACCGACGCTTCTGACTCAGATCATTTTAATCAATTAATAGTAAGATATGAAGAGGGTGACGATAGCCATACAGAAGTTGGAATAATAGATTTGTCCTTAAATATTGCTACAGATGTTAGTTACAATATAGAAACATTAATCCCTCAAACATCCAACACTTCAAGTTATTATACTAGTGATTCTCGTTACATTGGTGTTGATGCTGGAAATATTTCAGCTGCATTTGTAACATTACAAAATGATTCAATTAGTCCTTTAGATATAACTTACACAAACGAGAACAGCAGTTATCCTAAAGCATTGTACATGATTGATTTTACCGCTGAAAATTATTGGATGGAAAATAATATATATGATGCTTCTGGTGATGTTGCGATTGAGGGTGTCACATTTGATGCTACTGGAACAAATTACGATACATCTACAATTAGAGATATTAGAGTAAGATTAGACGCAAAAACTGTTGGAGATTTGACTGCTATTAATGGTGATTGGACTTTATCATGTGATGATGATTGGCTAACAACAAGTAATGAATTTGAAAATGTTTTACAGACAGGAGATATTGAGACATTATTAAGCGGTACTGAATTAGGACCATTAACTATAACATATGGCCCTGCTGAAGACCTTAGTTGTCCTGCCAGTAAATTATTTAAATTTAATGATAAATTAACTTTTTCATATAATGGTAATGATTCTATCACATATAATGATGAGTTTGATGTAAATACTATTGATGACAGTACTGCTGAGATTGCTATTGGTCTAACTATAACTGGTTCCCTTCCTACTGGAAGCACATTACGAAGATGGAAACGCACTGAGATTTTTACAGTTACAACAACATTCCGTTTAGGGGCTTATAAAAATCTTAAAATCACAACTCCAGAAATACAAAAGGAAACTACCTATTTTAGTATAATTAAAGATGGTATTGAATTGCCTAGAAGATTACTATCTGGTTTACTTGGGAATGGAAATCCGCTAACTGCTAGTATTAATAACTATACAGAGTCAACAAATTACCAAATTAAAGCCGATGATATAAAACCATATTTTATAATGCTTCAAACAGAGGCAAGTAATAATCTCTGGAGTGACGCAAATACCGCGACAAAAAGTGTAGATATGTGGTACGGTAATGAAACACATATGAATAGTGACGCAAGCAATGGTGGGCTCAATATTGATGGTGATTTTACATTTAATTATTCAATGCCAATAGTAATATTCGAATTAAATGCTGGTGTAATATACGGTGACTTATCTCTAGAAAAAGGAACAAGAACATTCAGTGCTTTTGGAAGATCTTTCGCAGCACAACAAGTTTATGACCATGACTTAGCTAATATGGATTTAATAACTGATGCTATTCCAAATTATGGTACTAATTTAAATTTACCAAACCCTACTTATGATATTAGTGGTGTAGGAATTGGTGAACCAGGAATAGCTACTTTATCATCAGGCGGATACAGTTTTTCATACGATAACAATATTCTTGTAAATTTAAGAGTTTTAGTAGTGTCTAATACCATATTTAACATCACAAGAACTGTTGATGGTATTTCAAATACATACACAGCAACTATAGCAGATGGAATTTTACAAGTTGACACAGGTATTTATACCCTTGGTGGTATTGATAATACACAGCCGGGTGATTATGCTGTATGGCAATTAAATAACGATTATGCTGATGTAGAATTATATAATGGATACACAACTGGTATATCACAGATCTCTCTTGGTCAAACGGTAAATACTGATGCTTCTATTAATGATATATTAATATCGAGAGGTGTAACTTTTAATTGGAATAGAGGATATAATGTTGGATCAACAACCATAAGTAGATTTGCTACAGGTCTAGGATTTTTCATGGCTGGATATAGTGAGGAGAGGTCTATCTACTATGACAATAGTAGCAACTCTTTTGGAGGATTACAAACAACAGACCAGTTGTCTATGTATGATGATTCAATAGATACTGAATATTGGCATTTACAATTAGGCTTATACGGAACATACAGAGTTGATTTGGATATTAGTTTTGGATCTGGTACTACAACCATTTACAAGGATGCGTACAATTTTATTATATTTGAAGGCATTAATCAGACTTTTGTGAACAACACATTGAACACAATGGAATTTGATTACACACTCTTTTATGACGCTCCTAAAGTTGTTGTTCATAAAAGTAATGGAGATTATACTGATACTAGTACTGATATTAGTAATAATTATAATTACATAACCCAGTTTAACGAAATTCGATTAAAGATCCAAGAACAAGACAACATAATCGGAAATATTTTGAATATTCACTTACCTTATAATGGTCTCGTGTCTAATATGACAGTCTTTTTCAGTATTTGCCCTCCATTTATCTCATTTACGGCAATAGATGCTTCCGAAAACTCGTTAACCAATATTCCTTTTACTCCAATGGAATCAGAATATGTTACTTATTATAGAGAAGCTAATATAAGCAGTTATGAATACAGCCCATTTGAATTTTCATCTAATAATAATAATAATATAAATAACATTCTTTTTTACGATAATAGAAATCCTAGTTACATAGATTTTGTATTTAATAATGATGATAGTACTTATGATATGTTAATAGATCAATACAATTTTACTGTGGAAATGAAACAGGGATTACTTGATATTTCAAGTTCGTATATATCCTTTTACGACGGTTTAATTTCTCAGGGTAGTGATGCGTCTTACTCAATTAGCTCATTAGATGCCTCTGGAGCATTTACTGTTAGGCTAAATGAAGCTAAAATTATACCTGGATTTCAGGATTTTGTATCTAACATAGACATAAGCAGTAGTTATACTTTCTATAATTTGGGAATGACTATTGGAAGTGCTTTCATAAATGACGGTACTGAAATATATTTGGAGTATGTTGCTGGTGAATCTGTATCTTTCAAAACATATGTAGTAGAGAGTTTAGATATTAGCAACGGAATCATGAATGTGACAATTGGCCGATATTTCACAGATGCTAATCTTGCTTTACAACATTTACAACCATTATTATATAACGGAATGAACTTGGGTTATTCTTCAAAACAGACTGCTTCTTTCACAAAAGTTATACCAACAACACTTCCTACAACACTTCCTCATAATATAAATGATTTTATTAATTCGATCGCAACAGATATTAGTTTTAATATTGATATATCATGGAGTGCTATAGAAAATGTTGATATTGGCAGTGTGTATACACTTAAACCTCTTACAAAACAAGGATTAATCAAAATAGTTGGTATGTATGCTGTTAATCAAAATATTCCGTTTTCAGCGGTTCTTCTTCACCTTCCAAATCGATTAGAAACTCTTGATAAATCCGGAGTTACAACTTTTGCACTTAATTATAATGGAAATCCTATAACACCAAGTATATTTTTACAGTCAAAACTAAATTTCCCATATCAAACAAATTAAATATTTAATGGTTAATACCTAATTTTAGATTCTCTAAATAAATAATATGTGTAAATATTTCATATTATTTAATTATTATAAAACTTATTTACTTCTTCAAATTCAATAATAACTTGAGGAGGACTAGGCCATTCAGTGTATGCCATTGCCTTGGATGTTGGTCGTTCAAGCGCTAATAATTGTTTAAGAGCGGTCATTCTTCTTTCTAATGGATACATTTTTTGAGGTAATTTTCGAGATATTTGTTTCCATCGCCATTCAAATTGGAGGGCTGATGACCAATCTGGAAATCCAGATACGTGACAAGCCCTGAGCCAATTTTCTCCTTTTTCTACTTTAGAACCAGTCGCATGAGCTCCTCCTTTAATTTCTTTATTATGTTGTCTTAGACGCCGTTCAAGATCAACCGTAGCACCTACATATGTGGCATTATCACTAGAAAGCAGAAGATATACGTAAGACATTATATAATAGGATTATACAATTTACTTATTTTGTTTACACATTAGATTTATTTGTGTTTTCTCTCTTTATATAAAACAAAGACTTATTTTGTATAAAGAATATTCACTAAAATGATGAATTGTTGTATTAGAGATTACTTGTGTTAATAACTATGTTCCCAATTGACTTAGTATTGTTGTTAATAGGATTAAATTTACAATTTCTAATATGGGCACCAAGACTAGCCTTATTTTTGCCAGTAAACGCATTACAATGTTTACATTTAAAATCATCATCTGATTGAAAAACACCATTTTTATTAAGTATTTTTTTAACAGAGTTAATCTGCATGTTCTCAAGCTTGTCTAAAATTTGTTTGTTAGATGTTTTAATAGTTTCAATAATAGACGATTTTTGAGTGTTAAAATCATTAAACATTTCAACTAATTCATCAATATCTTCTTTTGTAATATTGATAGTCGTTGTTTCAGCTTGGACGTCTGAAATGTGAATAAGTTTGGTAGAGAGTGTATCAATAATCTCCACCGCAATTTTAATTTTTTCAATATTATATTCAGTGTTAGGTAAATAAATATGAATTAAATTATCAATAATATCTATTTGAAATGGTTCTTTGTATGTAATGTTACTTTTGTGAGAAATAAATATTCCATGTAATTTTTGTTGTTTTAAATCTCTCTCAAACTTCTTTATTTCTTCTGTTGTTACAGAACGTGAATAGTCTTTATTCTCAAATAGAATCGCAGGTTTATTAACATTTAATCGATTCACTCTATAATCACAAGTAGCTGATTCACTACTACAATCAATAATTTCATCACTAGGGAAAATATTTTGTAAAATGGAATAAAGTTCAGATTCAGATACATTTCCCTTTGACGATGAGTTATGCTTATATTTATTTAAAAATTCATGTATACCATTGTTTAAAGAGTCTTGAGTTGATTGTTGTGAAACAATCTTATCCCTCATTTGTTGAACATTACTAGAAGTTCTCTCTTCACTTGACTGAATAAAACTAAATATAGGTTGTTGCATATTAACAATCATATTATTGAATTTGGTATCAATGTTGTTAACAAAATCTGTAATATTTTTATCATCCTTATTAATATTTTCAATTAGTTTATTAGTATCTTGATTGATTGAATCATATAAACTTTTAATACTTACTTCAATCTGGTTAAAGAATTTATCATTATGTTTAGGTACTATTTCATTAATAATTGACGTAGTTTTTGTGACAATAATGTCACTATTTTTTTCTAATATAGTTTGTATTTTATCATTAGTTGTCATCGCACTATTTTCAAGAATTAACTTAACATTATCAATGTATTCTTTTTTTGTTTCATGAAGTTTTGTTGTAATGTCTTGTTTAAAACCCATAATGTCTTTGCTTAAATCAGTAAGTGTTGATAAGATTTTATGATTTATATTATTTGTTATGGTTTCATTAAGGTTAGTGGATAACTTTTTTAAGATATCAATAAAAATATGATTCATTGTAACAAAGTTTAAATTAGGATTCTCTCTATAGAACGCAATAATGGTTTGGTCATTGACAACGATTTGGTCTGTTTTTTTGGTATCCATTAAATAAATATATTGCTTTCTCTTTAAGTAAATTTTTAGGCATTGTGTTTAAATTTTTAGAAATTTACTCTAAATTATTTCTAAATTTGTTTTTAATTTACTCTAAATAATTCAAGAAAAAAATAATTCAAGAAATTTACTCTAAATTATTTCTAAATTTGTTTTTAATTTACTCTAAATAATTCAAGAAAAAAATAATTCAAGAAATTTACTCTAAATTATTTCTAAATTTGTTTT